TTGGCAATGTAATAAAAACTGGAGTTAAAGGGTCATACGCTGTTGTTGCAAAAGCAATTAAAGACTATGAAGAGTTAATTAGAAACAATCCTAATCATCCTAAAGTACCTCAAGTAAAAGCAGAGTTAGCTAAACTAAAGCCAATGCTTGCAAAAGCACAAGCAGGGTTAGATGAGACTGCCACAGTAGGCGGTACAAGTGCAGGTGATGTTTCTGTTATAACAAGTGTTCCTGGTGCAAAACGTAAAGTAGGTAAAGGCAAGAACGGTTTACCGAAAGCACCGCAGGCTACTAACGCAGACGGAACTGCTAAAAATGCACTAGACATGCCGGCCAACGTAATGGGCGGCAAAGCCATCAAAAGATAAATACTATTTATAAAGCATAAATATGTATACGGAGAGTATAATGCGGCACAATGAAATTAAAAAACAAGTAAACGAAGGTGGCTTAGCTAGTTTAGCTGACATGGCTGAACGTGATCATGAAGTACAAATGGCAAGAGCTGATTTGTATAAAATTGCAAAGTATGCAATTAAACTTCATGACATGTTAAAAAGTGTAAGCGAAGCAGAAGGCATCGAAGGTTGGCAACAGAGTAAAATAACAAAAGCCGCAGATTATGTTGGCTCTGTATACCACGCTATGGATTACGATACAAAGTTTGCCAACGAAGCTGTTGCTGAAGCAAAACGCTCTAGCTATAAAGATGGGTTATCTGCAATGCTAGAAACAAAAAAAGGCAAAGACGAAAAATTCAAACCACATATGATGTATGATCCAAAGACTGGCAAAAGCAAAATGGCCAAAGTTGAACAAGATCATAAAGATATGGCCAAAAAAGGTTGGACTCACGAAAAACCAACAGTTAAAGAAGATTCAAAAAAAAAAGTAGATAACTGCTCCAAGTGCGGTAATCCAAGTTATACTACACTTGACGAAGAAAAGAAAAAGGGCAGTCATGGTAAAGTATGCTGGAAAGGCTATCGTAGAGGTAAAGGAGATAGTTGTCACAGAGTAAAGGGCGATGCCTAACATGGACGACTTTTACAAACTAAGTGCAAAAATGAAGGACTTATTTCCTTCAGACCCAGCAGCAGATAAACAAGCATTGTTACAAATGGCTAACGCTCCGGCTCCAGATGCTCCCCCAACAAAAGATTACATAACCGAAAGTGTACAAGTACCACAAGGATCAATGCCGTTAGGCATTGATAATGTATCAGATTTTGCTAAATTAGCAGGAATAACAGAATCACAAAAAACTGGAAGTGCAGGACAAGCTAAAGGCAGTGATCCTATACCTACAGCAGAACCGAAGCGTACTACGCACCCTTTAAAAGATAAACTAGTCGGCGAAGAAGATATAGACGTAAGAGCACTGACACCTGCGGCGTCAACTTTAGGTGGTGCAATAGACCCAGAAATGGACGAAAGTGCATTGATTGCTATCGGACTTAAAAAAGCCGCTTCGGGCGAAATACTATCTGAAAGAGAACGTGATGTTATTAAACCATACGTTGCATTATTTTCAGAACTTATCACAAATCCAATGTTTAGATCACAAATTATATCTATGCAAAAAACGCTATCTAAAATACAAAAGAAAGACGGTGTTGAAGAAGGTGACGGACGTAAGAAAGGTATCCACGGTAAAGGACATCCTATGCGTAAAAAACAACAAGCCGCAATACATGCCAACGAATCATCAATCAAAGCCCAACTTTACAAAGCACTAGCAAAACACAAATCTTAACCAACAATTACGATTGCCTATAGTATAAGGTCTAAATACGTGATGACAGAAAAAGAACTTAAAGAAGCATGTCGGTTATTCTATATGACCAAAGGCCACTTAGGAACAAATGATGAAACTATCATTGCTTGTGCCGACGGCTACTTCAAACGACTTTGGGGAAATAATGAAAGTTATATCCACGAAGAAGGGTTTGAAGAAGCCTATAAAGCCAAAATAGTTCTTGACAAACAACAATAAATCCTGTACAATGTATATAAATTAAAGGAGAAACTTATGAGTGATCGCACATACGGGGCTGAAGAGAAGGCCAAACTAGAACGACTTGTTAACGAAGGTGTTACAGTACTACAAGAAATTGAGGATCTAAATATGGGTCTAAAAGAAACAGTAAAGGCTGTAGCTGAAGAACTTGATATTAAGCCATCAATGATTAACAAAGCAATTAAAATTGCACAAAAAGGTGACTGGGATAGAGTTGCTGATGAATTTGACGATTTGGAAACACTTGTTGTTACGGTAGGCAAAGATAAGTGATTGATAAGATTACAGAGTTTTTCAAGAACAGTTACAGAACTAGTCCTGTAGCGTTCTACTGTGAAATGATAGAAGCAGTACTGCTAATTGGTGCAAGTGCTGTTCTAACATTTACTATCTTAGATCCAGCAACAAAGATATTTGTACCTATGTATTTGGTAGGAAGTCTATTAGGTGTTGTTAGTGCAGTAATTAGGCAAGCAGCATTTGTAATAGTACTGTGTAGTTGGTTTGTAGTAATGAATTGTCTTGCTCTTATACAACTATTTGTGCTATAATTAATAATACGCCAATAGCTATTAGCTAGGCATGTAGAAGGTTAAGTTGGCCATAAGCAACGAAGGAGAATAAATGAGCTACGTAGACGCATTCTTTGATCGCGACGCCGATATCATTCGGGCTGTTGAACGCAAAGATGGTAAAAGAATTTACCGTGAATATCAATCTAAATATACATTTTTTTATAAAGACCCTAGGGGCAAGTACAAAAGTGTATACGGTGACCCCCTAAGTCGTATTGTATGTAAGAGTACAAAAGACTTCCGCAAAGAAGTTGCTATTAACAGAGACAAAGAACTGTTTGAAAGTGACATTAATCCTATTTTTCAATGTTTGAGTGATAACTATCTTAACGCAGATGCACCTAAACTAAACGTTGCATTTTTTGATATTGAGACCGACTTTGATCCAGAACGTGGCTTTGCTGATCCTAGTGATCCGTTTATGCCTATTACAAGTATTAGTGTATATTTACAGTGGCTCGACACTATGATATGTATTGCTGTACCTCCAAAGACACTTACTATGGAGCAAGCACGTAAAGAAGTCGAAGGCATAGACAATGTAATGCTAGTTGAAAAAGAAAGTGAAATGATTGATACTTTCTTAACACTTATTGAAGACAGTGATGTACTTAGTGGATGGAACAGTGAAGGATATGATATTCCATATACTGTAAACAGGACTAGTCGTGTACTAAGCAAAGACGACACACGTAGATTCTGCTTGTGGGGCCAACTTCCTAAGAAGCGTATGTACGAGAAGTACGGCAAAGAAAGCCAAACGTTTGACTTAGTTGGGCGTGTACACTTAGATAGTTTGAATTTGTATCGCAAGTACACCTACGAAGAGCGTCACACATATCGACTAGATGCTATTGGCGAGATTGAGGTAGGTGAAAACAAAGTTGAATACGAAGGCACACTTGATCAATTATACAACAACGACTTCCGTAAATTTATTCAATATAACATTCAAGATACAGCACTACTTGATAAACTAGATAAGAAACTACGCTTTATTGACTTGTCTAACACTATTGCACACGAGAACACAGTTCTTATTCAAACTACAATGGGCGCTGTTGCTGTTACAGAACAAGGCATTGTTAACGAAGCTCACCATAGAGGCTTACAAGTTCCTAATCGACAAAGACGTGATGACGAAAATACACAAGCGGCTGGTGCATATGTAGCATTTCCTAAGAAGGGCTTGCACAAATGGATTGGTTCAATGGATTTGAACTCACTATATCCGTCAGTTATTCGTGCATTAAACATGGCGCCAGAAACTGTTATTGGACAAATACGTCCAGACATTAGTGATGCTCGTGTACACGAAGACATGTTCTTAAAGAAGAAGAGTTTTGCTGGTAGTTGGGAAGGACGCTTTAGTACAGAAGAATATGAAGCAGTTATGGAACAGCGTAAAGATGTTGCGCTAACCATTGACTGGGAGAGCGGGGGCAGTGACGTTCTAAGCGGTGCTGAAATTTATAAAGCAGTGTTTGATAGTCATCAACCCTGGATGCTTAGTAGTAACGGTACTATTTTTACTACAGAGTTTGAAGGTGTTATTCCAGGTATTTTAAAACGTTGGTATGCTGAACGTAAAGAGATGCAGAAGAAGCTAAAGAAAGCTAAGGACGCCGGCAACTCAGCAGAGATTGAGTATTGGGATAAGCGACAGCTAGTTAAGAAGATTTTGCTTAACAGTTTGTATGGTGCTATT